ATCACATGGTTAGCAACCCATCACATCGCAAACCCGCATGAATGCAGGGATGTTACGGGTATGAAGGGTGTTACGGGTTTTTCGCGCACGTATACGTGCGAGGCAAGTAGTGGAGGGAGGTTGCTGGTTCGGTGGTTGGTTGCTCTATATTTTTTTATCAAAAAATAGAAAAAGGTAATAACACTCATAACACCCATAACAAACAAGGCTGTATGCGGCTTAGCGGTGTGATGGGTATGTGATGGGTATTAGGGGTTGGAGAAAAAAAGGACAAATTCGGACTGGGGGAGGAAGTATGGCAAAGGGCAGCATGCGGGAGCAGATGCCGGTGGTCACAGCCTTTGTTGACCAGCTGCGGGACGCATTCGGTAGGGAGTACATCGACAACATCATCAGGGCTGGGATGCGAGGCCAGCCAGTGTTCCACGCTACGGAGAACGGGCACACGGTGGGCACGCCGGTTCCAAGGGGGGTATGTGTAGCAACGAACGCCAAAGGCAACCGCTACCTGGTAGACGGGCCGCAGCCTGGTGATCCGGTTGAGAGTAAAACGAAATATAGGGCGTAGTAATTTCATGACGTTAGAACTAGGGAAAAAACAATGAGTATCGCGATTCAAGAAAAGGCTGATTGCGTATTTCAAAGCGCTGGGCAGGCAGTGCATGTGGCCTACGTAATCTTGGCGCAGGAGGCACAGCAAGATGCACCGCTGCGCAAGGCCCTGATCCGTGCTATGGAGTCGGTGAACCTGGTGGCAAAGGGGCAGAGGGAATGGCTGGAGCAGTTGCGCGGTGAATCTTCGGGGACGGTCAACTTCGGTGGTTTGGGTATGGAGGATGTGCGTGCACAGTGCGTCCTCGTAACGCGGGCAGTGGCAACTAAGCTGCCGGCGCCAGAGATGTGGGCGTTGCAGGCTAAGTTCGGCCAGACTGAGCATGAGGACGTGGACGGCCGTCGCCGCTTTGCCTTCTCGGTGGAACGTATCAATGCGATCAAACGCCTATCGGACTGGCTGCGGCCATCGTTCCCCAGTTTGAGTGGGTTCGCGCTGGACTGCATGCTGGGCAAGTTGTACGCCGATCACAAACGTATCGAGATCAGCTACCGCGACTTGGCTAAGTCTTTCGGCGGAACCCATCCCACGTATTCGCGTGCTTTCAAACGGATGAAACTGATGGTGCGTGAGCTTGAGCAGCAGGCTTTTACGCGCCTGGAAGCACATTTGCGGCAGCAGGGCGTGGTCGGTGACTTCGATTGAATCTCGAAATTGATTGACACTAGTGTTCCACCGCGAGTATATTTCGGTCATTCTCGCAGTAACTGTGTCTAGGGAAATGGTATGGCTTCCGTAGCGTTTGCTGTGTAGCGAATCAACCCCGTCAGGCGATAGGCCTCGCGGGGTTTTTTTTCGCCCTTCGATCCATCCTACCAGTGGCTCAATGGTAGGCCGGCGCACCAGCGTCGGCAAGAACATCTTGGAACGGGCGCAGCTGGAAGTTGTGGCCCCGCAGTGCAGACGTCTGCACAAACAGTTTCTCCACAGCGAAAGAGGTGATCCCGTCTGACCCGCAGCTATAAGCGGCGTCTACAGTTACCAGTTCGTCTTGCCCGCCATGCGCGGGCTTTTTTATTTGTAGTGCAGCAAATCGCTAGAGCGCTCCCAGTGGCGAAGGACAAACAACGGGCGCAGTTACCGACGTGTCCAAGGTGCAGGGGAGTGAGGCCGCTGATTGCGGCGCTGCCTGCTCGCGGGCGGTAACAACTAAAAACGAGGAGGACGGCATGGCCACGATCACATTGGAGGAGCAGGTTCGCCAAGTGCTGCGCAACCTGGACGACATCAGCCGCAGGCATGTTCCGTTCGCGGTCGCGTTGGCATTGACCAAGACTGCCCAGCGCGCGCAGGCCGGAGTGCTCGATGTCATGCGTGAGCGCTTCGACAGGCCAACGCCATTCACACTCAGCAGCCTTCGGGTTGTTTCTGCCAAGCGCACCGATCCGCAGCCATTCGCCCGCGTCTTTTTCAAGGACGATGCCTTCAAGGGCACGCCGGCCAATAAGTACCTCGGCCCCGAAGTGCACGGCGGGCCACGTTCGCAGAAGCGATTCGAACGTGCGCTCATTGCGCGTGGTCTGATGAAGCCTTCGCAGTATGCGTTGCCAGCTGCAGGGGCGCGACTGGATCAATACGGGAACGTGCGGCGTGCCCAGGTCGTGCAAATTCTTTCGGCTCTGCAGGCCTTTGGTGAGCAGGGCTACCAAGCGAACCGCACGAACAGCACCCGTAGCCGTCGCAACGGCGCCGCCGCAAAATATTTCGCTGGCGAGGTGGACGGCGTCGCAGGTGTGTGGCAGCGCCAGTCATTTGGATTCGGTGAGGGTGTTCGTCCCGTGTTCGTGTTCTCCGAATCGGCACCGCAGTACCGCGTGTTGGTGCCGTTCGAGCGGATCGTGGAGAACGTGGCCCGGGCGCGGTTCGGCGAGGAATTCGCGGCGTCGATGGCCCTCGCGATCCGGAACGCGCGCATGCCCTGAAGGGGCAGGCCATAAATTTCCAGGGTCCTCCCGGGGCATCTCCTGCCACGGGTAATTCGAACCCTGATGTTCGCGCCGTTACAGAATTTCAAAAGGGGTAGTCACCCGGTAGTCAGTAGTCAGTAGTCAGCAAGGGGTAGTCACATGGCATTGATGGGATATCGCGAGTACTCGCGACACGCTGGCGTGACACTTCGCGCGGTACAGAAGGCGATTGAAGCCGGCCACATCCTGGTGCAGGACGGAAAAAAAATTGACTCGTCCCAGGCTGACCGCGACTGGCGCAACAGCGCCGACGTGCTGCGGCCTGTGCTCAGCGTGACGCCGACCGAAAGACGCTCGGTTTCCCCGGCTGCGCTTGGCGGCGAACACGACGACTCCCGCGCTGGCGAGGGGGAGGGGGACAGCGAACCCGCAGAGGCGGATGGCTCGACTAGCGAGTACCGAACCCACCGGGCCACTCGGGAAAAATTTAGCGCGCTCAAGCAAGAGCTCGAATATAAGCAGCTGGCCGGCGAGCTGATCGCGGTGGGCGAGGCGAAGCGGATCGCTTACACAACCTTTCGCAACATCCGCGACTCAGTACTCAACGTGCCGGCGCGGTTGAAAGACCAACTGGCGGCGGTCACCGATCCGCACCAGTGCGAACGAATTATGGAGGAAGCGCTTGCTGCAGCGCTTGCTGGCATCGATGTCACCAAGCTGTTGCAGGATCAAGAGGATGAGTAAATGGGCGCAGTCGATGAATTTGTCCGGTCGCTCAGCGAGGCGATAAAGCCGGATGACCGCATCCCTATAGCGCGGTGGGCAGAGAGCTACCGGATATTGCCCCCTGATACGCCAGAGCCTGGCCCTTGGCGCAACAGCCGTACGCCGTACCTGGTCGGCATCATGGATGCGCTGTCACCGGACAGTCCGTACCGAGAGGTCTACCTCAAGAAGGGCCACCAGCTGGGCGGCTCCGCGCTGGGTGAGAACTTCATCGGCCATGCAATCACCTCGGCAGCCGGGAACATCCTGGCGGTGTTTGCCACAGTAGAGGACGGCGAGAAGTGGAACCTGTCGCGCTTCGAGCCGATGCGGCAGTCGACTCCAGAGCTTCGGCGCCGCATCCGCGACAAGGAGGTCAAGGGTTCCGACAATACACAGCGCCGTAAAAAGTTCCCCGGCGGCTTCATGCAGATCGTCGGCGCCAACAGGCCGGGCGGCCTGAAGTCCTCGACCATGCGCTACGTGCTGCTCGAGGAGATGGACGAGTACCTGGGTGACATCGGCAAACAGGGCGCACCGGAAACGCTGGCGAAGAACCGCACCAGCAACTTCGGCCGCAAGGCGCGGATCTTCGGCAACAGCACTCCTACCATCGTAGGCAGCTCTCCAATTGACCGTAACTACCTGCGCGGTGACCAGCAGAAATACATGGTGGCGTGCCCGTGCTGTGGCAGCCGACAGTTCTTTAAGTGGTCGCAGATGAAGTGGCCGGATGGCGAGCCTGAGAAGGCGCGTTATGCATGTGAACACTGCGCTGTCCTCAGCACCGAGGCCGAGTGGAAAACGCTCGGCTACGAAGGCGCGTACTGGTTGCCAACTACCAGGGGTGAACCCGGGGTCGCCAGCTTTCACCTGCCGTCACTGTATGCGCCGCTGGGGTGGCGCCCATGGGTAGAGCTGGCCGCAGACTTCATCGCAGCCAAGGCCGATCCCATCGCGCTGAAGGCCTTCATCAACAACATGCTGGCCGAGTGCTGGGAGGACTTGACCGGCCAGATCAAAGGCGCCGAGATTGCCAAGCGGCGTGAGGGCTGGGGCCTGCGCACGATCCCGAAGGGCTGCCTGGCGCTAGTGATGTCGGTGGACGTGCAGGGCAACCGCCTGGAATACAAGATCGTCGGCTTCGGCCGCAACAAGAAGCACTGGGTCATCGACTACAACATCATCGATGGTGACCCTGCGAAAGAGGAAGTGTGGGCACGACTGACAGCGCTGCGCGAACGACCGATGGTCAACAGCTTCGGCGTGTCGATGCGTGTGCAGACGTGTGCAATCGACTCCGGCGGACATCACACGCACGAGGTCTACCACTACGCCAGGCTGTATCGCCATGCCGGCGTGTTTGCGGTTAAGGGAGCGTCGTCAGCCGGCAAGCCGGTGATCGGCCGGCCGGTGCCCATGGACGTCAACCACAAAGGGCGCGTCATCAAAGGAGGCGTACAGCTGTGGCACGTCGGCACCGATACAGCAAAGTCACTGCTGTTCAACTACATCGCATCCGACGAAGAGTCGATACCGGAGGACCGGTTTATCAGGTTCCCCGCTGGCCTCTCTGACGATTATTTTGAGCAGCTGACCGCCGAGGTTTTTGACGCGGCCAAGTCGCAGTATCGCAAGCTTCCCGGTCGCCGCAACGAAGTGATCGACTTGTTCGTGTATGCGTTCGCTGCGGCGTATCACCCGCTGCTGCGCCTGGATGTCATGCGCGATGCCGATTGGTCTCAGTTGGAAAGCATGATCGAACCCGTCAATGGCGATCTTTTCCGGGCACCGCTGCCGACACCCGATGAGCAAGAGGTGGACATCGTTGAGCAGGATCAACAGGAAGTTGCAGTCGAAATAGCGGTAACGGCAAGCGAAGCGCAACCGGCGCCGGTCGTCCCGGCCAGCACACCTGCACCACAACCCGAGCAACCGCCTGACAGCGACTGGCTGTCAGGCACTGATAACTGGCTGGATTAATTATGGCATTCACACTGAGTCAACTGAACGCACTCGACAGCGCAATCGCGTCCGGTCAATTGTCGGTCAACTATGACGGCAAGAGCATCACCTACCGAAGCGTGGCGGAGCTGATGAAAGCGCGCGACGTCATCCGTTCTGAGCTGGCGGCGTCTGGTCAGCTAAGCACCGGCCCGCTGTCCAATCGTGGGCCGGCATCGCTGGCAACCTTTAGCCGGGATTGATATGAACTTGATCGATGAACTGGTCAGCATATTTGATCCGATGGCCGGCGTGCGGCGGGCGCAGGCGCGCATGGCGCTGGAACATGCGCGCGGCTACGACGCAGCGAAAGTCGGCCGCCGGACGGCGGGCTGGGTGGCCGGCGGAGGTAGCGCCAATGCGGAGATCGGGCCAGCCTTGAACCGCGTGCGCAATCGCTGTCGCGACGTAGTACGCAACAACGAGTATGCCGCCCGTGCCATCGACAGTCTGGTCGCCAATACTATCGGCGATGGCATCACTGCCAAGGCTACCGATCAGGAACTGTGGAACGACTGGTGCGAATACTGCGACGCTGATGGCCAGCTCGATTTCGCTGGCCTGATCGAACTGGCGCACCGCACCCGGCGTGAAAGCGGCGAGGTGCTGATCCGGTTCCGGCAGCGCCTTCCTGAGGATGGCCTGCGAGTACCGCTGCAGCTTCAAGTGCTGGAACCAGACCACATCGACGGCACCAAGAACGGCCCGCTGGCAAACGGTAACTTTGCCATCACTGGCATTGAGTTCAACCTGGTAGGCCAGCGGGTGGCGTACTGGCTGTACCCGGTGCACCCTGGGGAAGTGTCGACCTACCGCCTCAACTCGCTGGAAAGCAAGCGCGTGCCGGCGTCGGAGATCCTGCACTACTACCGCAAGCGCCGGCCGACGCAAGTGCGCGGCATGCCCGAACTGGCGGTGTCGCTGCTGCGGCTACGCGACCTGGCCGACTACGAGCAGGCAGAATTGGTGCGCAAAAAAATCGAATCTTGCTTTGTCGCCTTCGTGCGGACTGACGATGCCAGCGCGCGCCTAGGCGCCGCCACGGCGCCAGCGAAGGGGCCAGTGCAGGAAAAAGTAGCTCCGGGCATGATTAAGTATTTGTCCAATGCCGAGGGGGTCGATTTCGGCAGTCCGGCGGCGAGTGGCGGCTACGGCGAGTACACGACCACGCAGTTGCAGGCAATTGCAGCCGGCGCTGGCGTGATGGCGTCGCAGATGACCGGCGATCTGTCGGGCTTCAACTTCAGCAGCTATCGGGCCGGTTTGGTTGAGTTCCGCCAGTTGGTCAAGGCTGAGCAATGGCTGGCGTTAAAGCCGATGGTGCTTGCGCCCATTGCGCGGCGCTTTCAGCAGGTGGCGCTGTTGGCCGGGGCCACCAAGAATCCGGTGCGGCCGTTCACCTGGAATATGCCCAAGCTGCAATGGGTCGATCCGCTCAAGGATGTGATGGCGGAGAAGGAAGCGATTCGTGGCGGCTTGAAGACGCTTTCGGCATCGATCCGCGAGAGTGGTGATGACCCCGAGGTTACGTTTAAGGAACGAGCAGCTGAGTCGGAAAAATTGCGCAGCTTGGGCATCGTCGTAGATTCGGACGCCGCCGTCTCGGCCAAGTTGCTCGATGCTGCCACCGTGGCTCAGATCTTCGGTACCGAGTAGCGCCACGTTTATTCACCAGCCCCGCAGGCAAAAGCCTTGCGGGGCTTTTTTTTGAGGTAAGCAATGCCGCAACCCGAACAACAGCAGCACATTCAGCAGCTGCCGCTGATGGCGCGCGAAGCGCCAGTGACGGCGGTCAGTACCCAGAGCCGTACCGTGGACTTGGTGTGGAGCACAGGCTCCAGCGTGTTGCGCTGGGACTGGTACGCCGAGCGCTATTACAACGAGGTGCTGAGCTTGGACCCGGCACACGTCCGCATGGAGCGCCTGCAGTCGGGCCGCGCGCCGCTCCTCAACACGCACAGTCGCTGGGACCTAAGCAGCGTGCTGGGTGTCATCCGTACCGCTGACTTGGCGGATGGCCAAGGCGTGGCCACCGCCGAATTTTCCAAGCGCGCCGATGTCGAGCCGTACTACCAGGATGTCGTCGACAAGATCATCGGCAACGTCTCCGTTGGCTACACGGTTCACGCGTTCGAGCGTATTCCTCCGACCAATCCTGGCGAGCTCTGGACGTATCTGGCCGTTGACTGGGAACCATCCGAGGCGTCGCTGGTGCCGATTGGTGCCGATGCAGATTCCGGCGTTCGCAGTATCGACCAGCAGCCGCCCGCGATGCCGGAAGGGCGGCTCAGCCCGTGCACGTTCACCACCCGCAGTACCGAACCTACCCAACCGCCGGCAGCCGCCGGCTCCACCACCCGAAAGGAAAACACCATGCCTGGTGAAAACACCACCCCGGCGGCGCAACCGCCTGCCGTATCGCAAACCGACCAGCGCGCCCTCGACCAGGCGCGTGCGGAAGGTGCGCGCGCCGAATCGGAGCGCCAGGCTGGCATCCGCGAAGCTGTGACCCTCGGCGGCCTGGACGGCGCCTTCGCCGACCAGCTCATTGCACGCTCGGATATGACGGCGGCAGACGCCGGCCTGGCCGTGCTGCGTGAGCAGGCGAAGCGCAGCGCCGCGAACCCTACCCGCAGTGTTGCCGATATCCGCACCGTCACCGATGAGACGGATGTCCGCCGCGCAGCGATTAGCGACGCCATCACGTTGCGCTGCAACCCCAATGCGGAAGTGCGCCGCCACGCCGAACGCGTCGAAGCCGCACGCCAGTATCGCGGCTATAACCTGATCGACATGGCACGCGCCAGCATCGAGGCCGCTGGCGGCAATACGCGCGGCCTCAGCCGCCGTGAGATCGCTGTAGTTGCACTGAACCTCGACCACGATATGCGCGGCCGCGCCGGGATGAATTCGACGTCGGATTTCCCCGAGATCCTCGCTGGCACCGTTACTCGTACGCTGCGCGCCGCTTACCTGCAGCAGTCGCGTACTTTCACGGCCTGGGCACGCCAAACCACGGCGCCGGACTTCCGCCAAGTGGCGCGTACTCAATTGTCGGAATCGTCGGCATTCAAGAAGATCAACGAGGGCGGCGAGTACAAGGCGCTGACCTTCGGTGAAGGCGCTGAGAAATATGCGCTGTCGAAGTTTGGCGGCATCGTTTCGATCACGTGGGAAGCACTGGTGAACGACGACCTGGGCGCGTTCGAACGTATTCCAGTATCGCTCGCCGCTGAGGCGGCGGCACTCGAGAGCGACATCGTATATGGCCTGCTGACGGGCAACCAGAAGATGTCCGATGGAAAGGCCCTGTTCCACGCCGACC